AGAAGATGCTAATGCTTTTTATAGAATGAAGATTAGTCCTACAAGTAAGTTTTTAAAACAAAGACTATTAAAAATAGATGATGCAACATTAGATGAACTAATTGCAGGTGATTTTATAGAAACAAACATAGAAACATTATCATCATTTTATTATAGATCTATGACTCCAGATATTGTCATGACAAAAAAATATGGTGATCCAGGAGGATATGGATGGTTTGGCGATATAGATGAATTAGGTTATGCACCTGGATTAAATCAAGTTGCAGATGAGATAACCAAAATGGTTGCAGCAAAAAAAATGAGTGTAAAAGAAGGTCAAGATATTATTAAAAGATTAGAAAATTTAAGAGATCTTAGAAAAGGAATATATGGATTAAGTGATAATCCTCATGGATTTTGGTCTACTACTATAAGAAACTTTAAATTGTTTAATACTTTAACACAACTAACTGGTGCTTCTACTTTAGCAGATATAGGTAGATTAGTTACTATTGGTGGCTTACAACAAAATTTTGGTAGAATATTTGAATCATTTAGTAATGGTCTTACTAAAACATATATGACAGCTAAACCTATTGGAAAAAGAATTGGTCAGTTAAATGACTTAACATTACAATTTTCAAGAGCACAAATACTTTCTGGTAATGATGTTATTCAAAGTAGTTTTGTTGGTATAGAAGCTAAACTACAAAAGTTGGGAGCTATGAACTTTCAATATGGAAACTTACAAAATGCATTTACTACAATAACAAAAACATATGCTACTTTATGGGGAGGGGATGACCTACTAATTAAGATATCTAATGTAGTTGCTGGTAAAGCTACTGATGTAGAAAGAATGTTCTTAAATCAAAAAGGTATTAGTACAGATGATGCATTTAAAATATGGGATAATTACTCAAAAAAAGGATTTGGTCCTGGTGCTAACAAATGGGATTATGAAAAGATTAGTGTAGCTAATAGTGATTTGTGGGATGATTCTACAACAGCATTTAAGTTTAATAGAGCATTAAACGATTATGTTGATGAGTTAATTATTACACCTGGAGATGGTTCTGCTCCATTAATAGCCAATGCAGAGATCGGATCTTTATTTTTCCAATATAAAAAGTTTAGTTTAGATATGACTAGAAAACTATTAATCAAAGGTATGCAAAGAAAAGACCAAAAGTTAATAGGTGATATTGTTGCTTTAACAGCATTTGGTATGATAGTGGATCAAAGTAGAACTGAAGATTATGGTAAAGATTATGGTAAAAAATCATTGACTGAAAAGCTAATAGATGGTGCTGAGAGAGGTGGTGTATTTGGTATATTTGGAGATGTTAATAGAATTATAGAATCTTTATCAGATAATGAATTAGGTTTAAGACCTTTACTAGGGCAAGGTAGACCATATGGTACTTCATTAACAAGTAAAGCTGGTAGTATTACACCATTAGCTAGTAATATAGGAACTGTAGCACAAATACTCTATGATTGGGGTAGAGGTAGACATACACATCATACAGCTAGACGTATAAGAAAACTTGTACCATTAAACAATATATGGTATTTGGATAGTGTATTTGATAAAATAGAAAAAGGCTTGAGATTTTAAATGGCATTACAGATAAGTGATATTACACCTAGAATACAATATACAGCTACGTCTGGACAGACTACATTTGCTGTACCATTTGAGTTCTTTGATGTAGCTGACTTAAAAGTTTACAACGGTACGACACTCCTTACTTATAACAACTCACCTTCATCTGCATCACAATACAGTGTTATTGGTGCAGGTGTTACAGGTGGGGGATCTATTACATTAGGAGGATCAGGTGCTACCCTGAATGATAAAATTACTATAGTTAGAGATCTAGCTATTGAAAGAACATCAGACTTTCCTGTATCTGGTAACTTTCCTATACAAACACTTAATACAGAATTAGATAAAAATGTTGCTATGTTGCAACAATTAGAAGAACAGTTTGCTAGAACACTACAATATCCTGTTACTACAACTACAGGATTTAATGTAGACCTACCAGATCTAGTAGCTAATAGAGTATTATCTGTTAATTCAGACGCAACTGCTTTACTTGCTAATCAAGAACTAGGTACGTTCCAGGGTAATTGGGCAACTTCTACTAGTTATCAGATAAGAGATTTAGTTAAAGATACATCTACAGGTAATATATTTTTTGTTAATTCTGCACATACATCATCAGGTAGCCAACCATTAACTACTAATGCTAACAGTGCTAAATATGATTTAATAGTAGATGCTGCATCCGCTACTACGTCAGCTACAAATGCTGCTAGTTCAGCAACAGCAGCTTCTACTTCTGCAACAGCAGCTAGTACATCAGCAACTAGTGCTAGTACATCAGCCACAACAGCCACAACTAAAGCTAGTGAGGCAGCAACTTCAGCAACAAATGCAGCCAGTTCTGCAACAAGTGCTAGTGGTTCTGCATCAACTGCAACGACTAAGGCTAGTGAAGCTAGTACAAGTGCTACTAATGCTGCATCATCTGCAACATCTGCTACTAGCTCTGCATCTACAGCTACAACTAAAGCAAGTGAAGCATCTACATCTGCAACAAACGCTGCATCTTCAGCGTCTACTGCATCTGGTCATGCTACAACTGCTACAACAAAAGCAACTGAAGCTGCTACATCAGCTACTACAGCAACAACTCAAGCAACTACAGCTACTACGAAAGCTACTGAATCAGCTTCGTCTGCTACTGCTGCTGCCGCTAGTGCTGCTGCCGCTGCTGCTTCTGCTGATAACTTTGATGATATATATCTGGGAGCAAAATCATCTGATCCTACAGTAGATAATGATGGAGATGCCTTGAATGCTGGTGATTTATACTTTAATACTACAAGTAATGTACTTAAATATTATGATGGATCTGCTTGGAACCCTATTGTATCTGTTGATACCAGTGGATTTGCAACGAAAGGATTTGCGACAGCTATGTCTATCGCATTATGAAAAAGGAGAAATAGATGGCACAAGACTTTGAAAGAAATTTTGCAAGTTCAATATCAAATAACTCTGGTTCACCAACTACACTAGTTACATCTAACAGTGATGATGCAATAGTATCAATTAGATGTGTTAATAAACATACAGCTGCTATTAATGTAACTGTATTAGTTAGTTCTGGTGGTACAGATTATTTTGTTATTAAAGATGCACCTATACCTGTAGGTGGATCGTTAGAACTTATAGATTCTGGGAGTAAAATTGTCATACAAAGTGGTGATGTACTAAAGGCATATGCTGATACAGCAAGTGCTGGAGATGTACTAACATCATTTGTAGACGCAATTAGTACATAATGGCTTATATTGGAAATAGACCAGCAGATAAATATCAAACTCTACAGAAACAGAGTTTTACTACCTCTGCTACTGACACCTATACGCTTGATTATGCAGTAACAAATCCCCAAGATTTAGCACTTTTCATCAATTCAGTGAGGCAGAATCCTAATGATGCTTATACAGTATCAGGCACAACACTAACTCTATCCTCTGCAATTACTGGTTCAGATACCATGTATGCAGTGTTCTTAGGTAGAGCAGTAGAAACTGTAGCACCAGCATTATCTTCCGTAACTAACGATATGTTAGCTGGTTCTATTTCTAACGCTAAACTTGCCAACTCATCTATTACTTTAAATGGCTCTGCTGTTTCTTTAGGTGGTAGTGCTACTGTAGGTGGGAGTAATACACCAGCTTTTCAAGCAAATTCAAATACACAAGCTGGAGTATCTGACAATACAGCAACAAAAGTTGATTTTTCTAATGAATTATTCGATACAGATGGTTGTTATGATACTAGTAATAAAAGATTTACACCAACAACTGCTGGAAAATATTACATATATTCTTATGTAAATTTTAATGCAGTAGGTGTAGACAAATTTCATTCAATTCATTTAGAAATATACAAAAATGGTAGTGCTTACAAAACAGTATATTTCGATGAATATGATAATTATTACGCTTATGCAAAAACACCCTTTATTGGTGCAATGATAGATTTTAATGGTTCAAGTGATTATGTTGAAATTTACGGAACTTTTAATGTCACATCAGGAACAACCCATAGATTTACAGGAGGTTCAGAATCTTCATTTGGTGGATATAGGATTATAGGAGCATAGTATGGCACAACTTAGTAGAAAAATAAAATTATATGTAGGAAGTGAAGTAGATTTTAGAAATGATGTAATACTCCAAGATGACGGACAAGGTGCATACATTAAAGAATGGAACTTAGATACTGCTCAACCTACTCAAGAACAGCTAGACGCATTAGAAACACAAGCTGATGAGTATGAACAAAATTTAATCACATCTAAAGAAAACAACAAAACATCTGCTAAACAAAAACTCCAAGACTTAGGATTAACAGTAGATGAAATTAAGGAGGCTTTCGGAATATAATGCCTATAACTAAATTACCTAGTAGTGCATTTGAATCTATTATTGCACCTAATGATATTATCAATGACATCTCTACTTTAGCATTAAGAGAGGCTACAAGTTCAGATAGAGCATCTTATAATTCTAACTCTAGCTTTGTTGATGTATTTCAAGATTCAACAGGAATAGATACAACTTCTACTGCTGAAAGAAATTCAAATGAATTTGTTTCAACACTTGTACAAACAACTAGTGCAGGTAAGAGATATTGGAGAGCATCCAAAACTAATGCCGCTACTGCTGGAAGTTACCATACTCAATTATTAGTATTTAAAGGTGCAAGTAATAATACAGCAGTAACAATTACATCAGGAATGTTATCATCAAGTGGAGTATCTATACATAGTGGCTTAGACAAACTGTTAGATGGCAGTAATGGTACTTTTGCTTTTCACACTGATTCTGCTAATGTTGGTGCTACTGTAACTATTGATTTTGGTTCAGGTAATGAGCAACCTCTTACTAAATGGTTTTTTGATTATAATTCATATACAAATGCTGTATGGGATATTCAATGGTCATCTAATAATAGCGACTGGAACACAGTAAAAACTGGTTACGCAACAGGTGCATCTGATGGCACTTGGTCTGGTGTTCTTGATGACACAATTAATGCAACTGGAAACTTTACAGGCACAACAATAACAGCACCAAGTTCTGTTTCTAAAATGGGTGGTATTTTTACTTATCAAGATAATGCTGGAACAAACGCATTAAACACAGACATAATTTTACAGCTATCAGCAGATGGTGGTTCTAACTTTACCACTACAACTTTGACAGCTTTACCAGATTTTTCTACAGGAATTAAAATGGCAAAAGCAAATGATGTAAGTGTTACTGCTGGAACATCATTGAAATATAAAATTAGCTTTGCTAACCAAAGCAGTGGTAGTAAAGAAGCAAGAATTAGAGGGGTTAGTTTACAGTATTAATGGCATACATAGGTAGAGATATATCAAACTTATCAGACAGAGCAGTCTTAGATAGTATTACAACTTCAGCGACAGCTACATACAACCTATTATTAAATAGTGTTGCTTTTGTACCTAGTAGTGCAGAGAGTTTAACAGTTAGTTTAAATGGTGTTATTCAGAAACCTCAGTCAAGTTACACAGTATCAGGTAGTACGATTGTATTTGATTCAGCATTAACTTCTTCAGATGTTATAGATTTTATTATTGCAGAAAGAGCAATCACCTTAACGACAGTAGGTACTGGTTCAGTAGGAACTTCTCAACTTGTTGATGGCTCAGTATCAAATGCCAAACTAGCTAACAGTTCAATCACACTAAATGGTAGTGCAGTATCACTAGGTGGTAGTGCTACGATTGGAGGCGGTAAGATTGGTCAAGTAGTAACAGATAGTGATAATGCTAATAGTGTAATTTCTAGTACTACCTATGCTGATACAGGATTGACAGCTTCTATTACACCTAGTGCCACTTCATCTAAAATATTAATTATAGTTT